TTTACACAAGACGGCGATATGAACCCTGGTAAAGTTCCTATTCAAGAAATAACAACTGGAGCAGGTGGTCAAAAAATGCAAAGTTTAATTGCTAATTACAATTACTACATGCAAATGATCCGTGACGTAACAGGTCTAAATGAAGCCAGAGACGGAAGTACGCCAGATGCTAGAGCGTTAGTTGGCGTTCAAAAACTTGCAGCAGCTAACTCAAATGTAGCAACGCGTCATATATTAGAAGGTAGTTTATTTTTAACTGCAGATTTATGTGAAGGTTTATCATTAAGAATATCCGATATATTAGAATACTCACCAACAAAAGAAGCGTTTATACATAAGATAGGTAATCAGAATGTAGCAGTACTAGAGGAAATGAGTGATTTATACTTATATGACTTTGGTATATTTATTGAATTGCAACCAGATGATGAACAAAGAGCTGTATTAGAAAACAATATACAAGCAGCTGTTCAAAGTGGTCTTATTGATTTATCAGATGCTATTGATTTAAGAGAAATTAAAAACCTTAAACTAGCTAATCAATTACTTAAGATACGAAGAAACGAAAAGCAATTGAAAGATCAGCAAATGCAACAGCAAAATATACAAGCTCAAGCTGATGCTAACGCTCAAGCACAGCAAGTAGCTGCTCAAGCGGAGGTGAAAAAGCAACAAGCATTAATACAACAGAAGATTGCATTAGAGCAAGCTAAGGCACAAATAGATTCTCAAAAGCTACTTCAAGAAGCTTCTCTTAAAAAGGAGCTTATGCAATTAGAGTTTGAAATGAATATGCGCTTAAAAGGCATTGAAGTACAAGGAAAGAAAACGGAAATAAAAGAAAAAGAAGACCGTAAAGACGAACGTACAAAATTACAAGCAACACAACAAAGTGAATTAATAAATCAAAGACAAAACGATTTGCCACCTAAAAACTTCGAATCCAGCGGAAACGACATACTTAGCGGCAATTTTAACTTAGGTTCCTTCGAGCCTAGGTAATAATAATAATAATTATATAATATTTTATCATGTCAGAAGAACTAGAAAAAGACGTGACTGCAGTTGAAGAAACTACAGCACAAGAAACGAAACCTATGTCGTTTGAGGACGGCGTTATCAAGGTTGATTTATCAGAATTAAATAAACCAGTAGAAGATGCCATTCCAGAGCAAGAAACAGATGCAGGCGATGTTCCTGTCGAGCAACCCCAAGACACGTCAAGTAGCGAAGAAGTGGTTGAAGAAGTACGGGAGCCCGTCCAAAATGACGAAGAGCTCATTCAGGCTGAAGAATCCGTTCTTCAAGAAATAACAGAAGAAGAGGTTCAAGAGCAAACAGATCAGTTAATAGAAGATGTGGTTGAAGCTGTTGCCGAATCAAACGAAACTGGAGCGGCACTACCGGAAAATATACAAAAAGTCGTAGACTTTATGAATGACACAGGCGGCAGCCTTGAAGACTACGTTAAGCTTAATACTGATTATGCTTCATTAAATGAAACGCAATTATTAAGAGAGTATTACGAAACAACGCGACCTCATTTAGACTCTGAAGAAATTTCTTTTTTAATGGAAGACAACTTTTCTTATGATGAAGAGTTAGACGAAGAAAGAGATATACGTAGAAAAAAGTTAGCTCGCAAGGAAGAGTTAGCAAAAGCTAAAAATCATTTAAACGGATTAAAAGACCGTTATTATGAAGAAATAAAAGCTGGATCAAAATTAAATCCAGAACAACAAAAAGCGGTTGAGTTTTTTAACCGTTATAAAAAAGAAAACGAACAGGCAACTAAAGTAGCTGAACAACAAGTGTCTACATTTAAAAACAAAACAGAAAAGCTTTTTTCTAATGATTTCAAAGGTTTTGATTTCAACGTTGGAGAAAAGAAATTTAGGTTTAAAGTAAATAATGTAGATCAAGTTAAAGACACCCAAAGCGACATCAATAATTTTGTCAAGAAGTTCTTGAACGATAAAAATGAAATGAGTGACGCGGCTGGTTATCACAAGTCTTTATTTACAGCTATGAACCCAGATGCAATTGCAAACCACTTCTACGAGCAAGGCAAAGCCGACGCAATGAGAAGCAGCGTTGAAAAAGCCAAGAATATTGATATGAGCCCAAGAGGTGCTCATGAAAAAGTCAGTATGCCGGGCGGTTTTACGGTTAAGTCAATTAAATCTTCTAGTTTGCCTAAATTCGGAATTAAAAGAAGATAAAACAACAACTTAAAACTTAAAAATTATGGCCGCAGCAGGTTCATTTACAGGCAGTGCAGGTGCTTTAGCACACTTAACACCACGCCCAACACAAACATTATTTAACGATAACTATCTAACTCTAAATGATTTAGATTTTACACAACAGTTCTTACCAGAAGTATATGAGAAAGAAGTAGAGCGTTACGGAAACCGTACGATCTCTGGATTCTTACGTATGGTAGGAGCAGAAATGCCTATGGCTTCTGATCAAGTAGTTTGGTCTGAGCAAGGAAGATTACATATTGCATACGACCCAGTAGTAACAACTACAACTACAGTAACAATTCCAGCAGCAGCAGGGGGAGTTAACCAAAACGTTATTGGCCCAGGAGCTACAATTGTAGTTGCTTCAGCTGATGGACTAGTTGTAGAAAAAGCTTATGTTCAAGCAGTAGCTGCTCCAGTAGCAGGCGCTGTTGAATTAACAGTAGTAGGTTATGCAGCTGCAACAATCACAGCTCACGCTGCTGGTAAAGTATTTGTATACGGTTCTGAATATGCAAAAGGAACTTCTAACGCAGGTACTTCTGTTGATGCAGCTTTCGAGCAGTTCAACAACAAGCCAATTATCCTTAGAGATAAATACAATGTAAGCGGTTCTGATACTGCTCAAATTGGATGGGTTGAAGTTACTACTGAAGCTGGAACATCTGGTTACTTATGGTACTTAAAGTCTGAGCACGAAGCACGTATTCGTTTTGAAGACCAATTAGAAATGGCAATGATTGAAGCTGAAAAAGCAGCTACAGCAATCACACCAGCTGCTGGATTGGGTGGAGGTACTGAGCTTACAGGTTCTGACGGGCTTTTTGCTGCTCTTGAAACTAGAGGTCTTGTTTATACAGACTCTAATTTTGGAGGAGCTTCTGGACTAGAAGACTTTGATGCTATCTTACAGGAGCTTGACAAGCAAGGAGCTATTGAAGAGAACATGCTTTTCTTAGATCGCGCAACTTCTTTAGGTATTGACAATATGTTAGCACAACAAAATTCTTATGGAGCCGGCGGTACATCTTACGGTGTATTTGATAACTCTGAAGATATGGCGTTGAACTTAGGGTTTAGCGGATTCCGTAGAGGATCTTACGATTTCTATAAGACTGACTGGAAATACTTAAACGACGCTACTACTCGTGGATTAGTTGGAGATGTTGAAGGTGTTATTGTGCCTGCAGGAACTTCTACAGTTTATGATCAGCAATTAGGAAAAAATATTTCACGACCATTCTTACATATCCGTTATAGAGCTTCTGAAGCTGACGATCGTAAGATGAAGTCTTGGATTACTGGATCCGTTGGTGGAAACTATACAAGCGACGAAGATGCAATGAACGTTCATTTCTTATCAGAAAGATGTTTATGTGTTCAAGGAGCTAACAACTTTGTATTGTTGAAAAAAGCAACAGCATAGTAAATTAATGTAATTGTTACCCTCGTTGTACTGACGGGGGTAATTATTACTTTTTATCAATTATTTAATTATATTATATCATGGCTAAAAAAGCTACAGCAGAAACAACTGAGGTTGCACCTCAACCAACTGTCGCAAAAAACGCACCAGTTCAAAAAACACCAGCTACACCGGTGTTTGAATTTAAAGATAGAACTTATTACCTTGCTACAGGTAAATCTCCTTTATTATATACCATTCCTTCAAGGCACAGCCAGCGTAAGCCTTTATTATATTTTGACAAAGACTTAGGTTATGCACGTGAGCTTCGTTATGCTACTAATCAACCAACACCACTTGTTGATGAGCAGAAGGGAGAAGTAACACTAGGTAGAATTGCTTTTAGAAATGGTACATTAACTGTAAAGAAAGAAGACGTTGCTTTACAAAAGTTACTATCTATATACCATCCTTTTAAAGATCGTATATATAAAGAACTAGATCCAGTTCAAGATTCAGTTAATGAATTAGATTGGATTGAATATGAATTAGAAGCTTTAACAGCTGCTAAAAGTATGGATATTAATTATGCGGAAGCAATATTAAGATCTGAGTTTGGGGAAAAAGTTACGACATTATCTTCAAGCGAATTAAAAAGAGATTTGATGATCTTTGCAAAAAGAAATCCTATCTTATTTATGGAATTAGCTAATGACGATACCATTGAGCTAAGGAATGTAGGAGCTAAAGCCGTTGAAGCCGGTATATTAAAACTTTCTGGAGACCAACGTACATTTACATATGGCGATGGGAACAGAAAATTAATGACAGTTCCTTTTGATGAACACCCATATTCTGCATTAGCATCTTTCTTTAAGACTGATGATGGAATGGAAGTTTACAAAACAATTTTAAAAAGACTTAAATAAGTCACTAATTATAGTAGCTAGGCCGCTGTAATGGTGGCCTAATTACTATAAATAATAAAAAAATATACAAATGGCAATAAGCGTGGATAGTGTTTACCAGCGAGTGCTTGGCATACTTAACAAAGAACAAAGAGGCTATGTAACAGCTCAAGAATTTAACTTATTTGCTAATCAAGCGCAACAAGATTTATTCGAACAATACTTTTACGATATAAACCAGTTTGGTAGAATACCGGGTAATAGCACAGAGTATTCAGACATGCTAAATCTCCTTAATGAAAAGATTAACATATTTGAAACTGTAGCTCAACCAACTCGTACAGGAAACTTTTTTGACGAGCCAACTGACCTATACAGATTAGGCACGATAATATACAAAAATACAACAACAAATCCCTTTGGTGTATCATCTACAGAAAGCATTGAAGCAGAGCGTATTAACGCTAATGAGTTTTTATATATAAACTCATCCCCATTAACAAAACCTAAAAACGTTAGACCTGTATTTGTGGCAAACACAAATGGAATCAGAGTTTATGGAAACAGCGAAATAACAAATGTTGCTGAAGTAGAGTTTCAATATATAAAGAAACCAGCTAAGGTTCAATGGGCTTACAGAATAGTATTTGATGAACCATTATATGACGCTGCTAATTCAGTTAATTTTGAATTGCACCCATCAGATGAAACAGAGCTTGTAATTAAAATATTAGAATTATCAGGCATATTAATAAAAGATCTTAACTTATATCAAGTTATGAATCAAGAAGAGCAAGAAACTATCCAACAAGAAAAATCATAACATATGGGTTTAATAAATCAAACAGACGAACAATACTACTTAGGCCCAGATAGCGTTTGGAATAGCTGGGATGAAGATTATGGCAATTATCAATTTACTAGCATTAAAGATATTATAAACAATTTTATTATATCTTATGTAGGTGAAGAAAAAATTATACCTAAAGTTAAAAGAACGGATGTAGCTTTTCACGCTCAGCGTGGAATACAAGAATTTAGCTTTGATATATTACCATCTGTTAAATCAGCAGAAATTGAAATAGGGCCTAATTTAAACTTCGTATTACCTAAAGACTACGTAAACTATGTAAAACTAGTTTGGGTTGATTCTAATGGTATAGAACGCGTTATATACCCGGCTCAGCACACTAGTAATCCGTTCCCAATCCTGCAAGACAATAATTATGAGTATCTTTTTGATCAACAAGATCAAGAGATTATATCAGCTCAATCCTCAGAAACAAAGAAAAGATTTGAATCTACAAACCGCAATGAGGTGAATAATAATTTGAATAGTCTAGACAATAAATTAGATGGAGGTTATTATTTTAATCATTTTGGTAGACGTTATGGTATTTCACCACAACAAGCTCAAACAAACGGAGTTTTTTATATAGATCAACTTCAAGGCATTATATTCTTTGACTCTTCATTTGTAGGAAAAATAGTTACATTAAAATATATCTCAGATGGCTTAGGCACTGATGAAGAAATGGTTGTACATAAATTTGCAGAAGAAGCTTTATATAAATATATAGCTTATGCTATTTTATCTACAAGAGCAAATACACCTGAGTATTTAGTAGCTCGTTTTAAAAGAGAAACATCAGCTGCTAAAAGAAATGCTAAAATAAGATTATCAAATATTAAAATTGAGGAGATTACACAAGTTATGCGTAATAAATCCAAAATCATAAAACACTAATATATGGCAGAGTTTGTGCATGTTTTCCAAGCTGGGAGAATGAACAAAGACCTTGACGAACGTTTAGTTCCGAATGGAGAATATAGAGACGCTTTAAACTTAGATTTAGCAAACTCCGACGCAAGTGATGTTGGAGCTATGCAAAATATTGCCGGCACAATTCAATTACGTTCAAAGGTTGGAACAGGTGCTACTTGGACAGGTGGCTATATAGACGCTATGACAAACCCTGTTTGTATTGGATCTTATAGAGATGATATAAACGAAAGAATATATTGGTTTATAGCAAGTGACGGCATTAGCGCGATTGCAGAATATGACCAAACAAAAAATGAGGTTAGCCCAGTATTAGTTGACACCGCGGGTATTTTAAATTTTTCAACTGATTATTTAATTACAGGTATAAATATACTTGATAAGTTT